CTCCTGCAGGTTCAAATAATATTAATTCTGACCCACTATTCATTGACCCTGCAAATAACAACTACAACTTATCTTCTTCATCGCCTTGCATTGACGCGGGTACATTGATATAATATGGCAAAGTTAAACAAGACACCACTTACGATACGAGCAAAGCGCGGAACCGCTGCTGAAATTGAAGCATATACTGGGTATCAATTATCGGGTGAGTTTGGCTATGCTACTGACACAAATAAATTGTATGTGTCTAATGGAACGCAGTTCTTAACAGTTGGTGGAGGAACACTACAAAGCGTAACCGACGAGGGTAATACCACGACTAATAGCATAACAGCACAAAGCATAAATTTAGATGCCGAAAACAGCGGCGGTATTTATAATTCAACGTATTCAGATGTCAATATACTCCCAAAAAGTAATGCGTTTGAATTTAACGTAAGAACATCTTCTTCCACTGGTAAACTAAGAATTAGCACTGACGGGTCATTATACCTTGCTTCAAATGCAAATTCTATAAAATTAGGTAGACTACACAGTGGTCAGTATCCTAAAGGCCAATTAGAACTTGGTTTAAATGGAAGTGGTTATACCGCGTTTTTTGACAGAGACGGCGTCAACGAGTTAATGCGTATAGACGGAGCTACCAGTAACGTAGGCATCGGCACCACTGCGCCAACTGCTAAATTAGATGTTATTCCCGCTGCACTTAATCAAAACATACTTTCTTTAAAAAACATATACGGAACTACTGGTTTTGATTTCGCTCACGTAACATCACCCGGTGAAGGTCTAATGATGTCTGCGGGGCAAAACACTAACTTATTTATAAAGACTTTAGCAAACGGAGCAGATGAGGGTATTAAGTTTTTAAATTCCTCAAATACCGAGTTGTTAACTATATTAAAAGACGGCAACGTAGGTATTGGCACAACTAATCCATTTGAAATACTTAGCATAAGAGAATCGTCAAGTAGAAAAATTGCTTTCCAAAATGATGCAAATGTAAGAGCGTACATTGGCTACGAGCGTGTTGGTAATCAATCAAACATAACTTTTGGTACACGCGAAGAAGATAACCCAGCGTTAGAAAGAGTTAGAATAAATCATTTAGGCAACGTCGGCATCGGCACCACGGCGCCACAGTCTTTATTGCACATTGCAAGAACGGCAAATGGGGAGGTATTAAGACTGCAAGACACATCTAATGTTAATCAGAACTACGTATTTGAAACAGAATCAATAGGAACGTACTACGGACTAAATCTAAAAAACGATAATACTGGTGATACCATTGTTAATTTTAGCGCAAACGGAAGGCTAGGTATCAAAACTAACAATCCTACCAATGCGTTAACCATTAACGAAACTGCCGAAAACGATGTCCAAATAAAAATTGGTAATCACTTTGGTATAGGGTATTACCAAGGAGGCCAAACAAGAAGTGTCATAGGTAGTACATACGGGAATGATGCCGCAATGATGAGTTTTGTACTTGGGGGATACACTACCGCAAGTGATAAAATGACCATTTTAGGAAGCGGCAACGTAGGTATCGGCACCACCGCGCCGACCGAGAAGTTAGATGTTGTTGGAAATATTAAAGCAGAAGGGATATCTTCGCCTGTAATACGCGATGAGGGAGATATAAAGAAAGTTATTAATCCGGGTGGGGGTCAGTATTCTCTTGGTTCAAGTGCTTCTACAGGGGCTTTGGTTATTAAATTTCCCGACGACATAGACATTGGTTCTCCATATGTTAACTATCAATTTGCTATTCAAATAGCAGCCCAAACCTCGTCACCGGCTGAATTTTTTATTCAAGCAAGATGGCTTGTTGGAGAATTTCGTGACGTTAGCGGGTACTCAACATCAGCGGAAAATAAAGACTATAAGATTAGTGTAGGCAAAGACGGCACCAACAAGTATTTGATTATAGGGGAGACAACCACGTATTGGAACAGAAATTCTTTTGCTATAAAAGAGGTATACGTTGATTATATAAATACTGCTAATATTGATGTATACAGGGATGGTTGGGAGATTTCAATAATGTCCGATATATCGTCAATAACGGTTGAAGAATCTTTGGCCCATTCCGATTACGCTTATCAAGCAGTCGCTGCAGTAAAACGTACCGCAACTCTTACTGCAAGTTCTTGGAATACTATTGCAACACTTGGTAGTTTAAGTGGCGCTGGCGTGTTTGTGCTAAAAAGAATTGACCAAGCAATACTTAGTTTCACTGTATCTGAATCTTATGGTAAAAGACATTTAAACGTTAACTATTACACAGCCTTTAATACAACAACCATTGAGGGCGTAAGAATAACCACTAATGGTAAGGTACAGGTACTGCTGGGTTCATCTTACAATTCAAATTGGGAGATTAATTGCTACTACGCTAAGAACGTAACACTAACAGCAGAAGTTGCTGACCCCGCTGATGCTGCTGCTCAGTCTATAGACATTACAAGTAACAATGTTGGGGAGATTCACACCGACGCGTTTGTTATAAATCAAGCGCTAACGGTTAAGACCTCTACAGGAACTGATACGCTTTACGCCGCTAACACAGGGAACGTCGGCATTGGCACTATGGCGCCTACATCTAAACTACACGTTAGCGGTGGCACTATATCACTAAACGACGGTGGTAACTCTGTATATATTGGGGATGCCGCTGGTACAAACGATGACAAAACAAGCAACTACAATGTTGGTATTGGTGACAATGCGCTTGCTGCAAATACCTCTGGTTCAAGCAACGTAGCAGTAGGTCCTTTTGCCCTATACAATCCAACAGCATCTACAGGCAACATAGCCATTGGTAACTCTGCACTTGGTGATACAACAACGGGATACTACAATACAGCAGTAGGTCACTTGTCACTTTCATTGAATACAACAGGTTACGATAACGTAGCCATCGGTCGTAATGCAATGGGTACTTCGCAAGGCTCTTACTACAGCGTAGGTGTTGGTTCATATGCACTTGCCAATGCTGACAGCCCTGCAAGCGACAACACCGCTGTTGGTTACTATTCTGCGTCAAACATTACTACGGGCAGATACAATACAGCCTTAGGTACTTACGCATTAAGCGATACATACATAGGTTCGAATAATACAGCGTTAGGGTACTATGCAGGTGGCGGCGACTACCAAGGAGAGAACTCAGTATACTTAGGTATGAACACTGCGCCTAACTCTTGGAATGAAACCAACCAGATTGTCATAGGTTATGGTGCCACAGGTAACGGTTCTAATTCCGTAACTTTGGGGAATGCAAGTATTGCAAAGACTGTACTACGCGGAAAGGTTGGGGCAGGAACTACATCCCCAAGTTCTCAGTTGCAGGTTAACGCTGCTGCTATGGAGCAGTTCAGACTTGAAACACTTGGTGGACCCGCTAACAATGCAGATGCTAAAGGTAGTGTTGGTGATATAGCGTATGACGATGACTTTATGTATATTAAAACAAATAACGGATGGGGTAGAATACCTCTTGATTTTGGGTTCTAACAACTAAATAAATAACTATGAACACTTACACTTGGGATTGCACAACAGTAGATGTATATCCAACACACGAAGAATTAACCGACGTAGTATACAATGTACACTGGCGTCTAACAGGAACAACCGCAGACGGCGAGCATAGTGCTACCGTAATTGGTACGGAAATGCTTGACCTTGAAACAATTCAGCCTGAAGGATTTATCCCCGTTGCTGATTTGACTAACGAGCAAGTATCTTCTTGGGTAGAAGAGCAAATGGGCGAAGAGCGCGTTGCTGAACTAAAGGCTTCAGTAGACGGTTCAATCGCACAGATTGTAACTCCTTCGACCGTTACAATGCGCATCGGTAGTGAAGAATAATTACTTATATTTGTTATAAATAACTTTATTATGTCTAATAAAAACAAAATCAAAGAGGAAGAATTAGCTAGTATAAAAGAAGCTATAAACAATTCTAATCAAGCCAAGGCTATTCTTGGTGAAACAACAACACAGACTTATGTCGCTCAGATGCAAGTACTAGATGTTGAGAAAAAATTACATGAGATTCAAGAATCTTTAAAAGAAAAATACGGCTCTATAATTCTCGATATTAATACCGGGGAATATACAGTTGATTCAGAAGAAGATAATGGATAAGCTGATTAGAAAGATCAGCATCGGTAGAGATTATAAAAACGAAGCTATGCATTACTCCGTAGGCCAAGAGGTCTATGGAGGGCATAGCATAGTTAGCATTGTAGAAGAAAAGGATAGATTTAGTATCTATATTTCTAAAGACAACGCAGTAATACCATGGAAAGACTTTAATAAGAACATGGGTATAGCTGTAGAGTATAATTTAGAGTATTAATGAGATCTGTTTTTGACTTTGTAGTTAAACCAAAAGGATCCAGAACTAGCAGTAAAAAGGATCTAGATGGAAAAGAACTTATACTTAACACCGATCTGCAAGATCATAGGTACGTTAATAGGGTAGGCACGGTCATAGGAGCTCCTCTGAGGGACTGTGGCGGTGTTATTCCTGGAGATGATGTCATAGTACATCACAATGTTTTTAGAAGATTCTACGATGTTAGAGGTAACGAAAAGAATAGCCGTAGCTTTTTTGCAGAGGATACTTACTTCTGTAAAGAAGACCAGGTCTTTGCATACAAACGCGGTAGCGAATGGAAAGCACTGGACGGTTATTGTTTCGTAAAACCATTGGAGTCTGACGATATGTGGACTACGGAAAAAGAGCTACCAAATATAGGTGTATTGAAAATGTTGGGTGATGATCTACAAGCACAAGGGCTGCAGCAAGGTGACGTTGTAGGGTTCACACCCCGGAGTGAATATGAGTTTGTTATAGACGGTGAACGTTTATACCGTGTTCTCTCCGCAGCTATAACCATAAAATATGGACATAAAGGAGACAAAAAGGAATATAATCCGAGCTGGTCGTAAAGCTATCGAAGAACTTATTAAAGTTGCTGAAGAGCCTATTATTACCAAGACAGAAGACGATGTTTCCGCGGACAGGTTGAAAAATGCTGCAGCCACAAAAAAACTAGCTATTCTAGATGCTTTGGAGATCTTAAACAAGATCACTGAAGAAGAGGCTATGCTAGAGAACAAGCCTATAGAAAAAGAACAAAAGAAATCTTTTTCTGGCTTTGCTGAAAAAAGGTCTAGATGATGTATGAACAAACTCTATACAAGGTTGTACAGCCTATAAAAGAAAGCACGGTTAAGAGATATAATCGCGCTAAAAAATGGAAGTACGGCTACAATAAGGAGTTTGACTTTATTGTTATCAGTAAGACTGGTCAAATCGGTGAGATATACGAAATACAAAACCTACGTATAGCTTTACCAAAAGAATCAAACACACATAAGTTTAAAGAGGACAGATGGACGCCATTTGACTATCCTAAGGAGCTTAAAAACATAAAGAGTGTATTTGACTGGAAAGATTACCCGGATGATTTTAAGGAGGTCTGGGAAGACTATATAGACGAAGAGTTTAATAGAAGAGATAATGGCTTTTGGTTTTACAACAACGGTAAGCCAACTTATATAACCGGTACACACTACATGTACCTACAATGGACAAAGATCGATGTTGGTAAGCCTGATTTTAGGGAAGCTAACAGATTGTTCTTTATATTTTGGGAGGCGTGCAAAGCTGATCACAGATCATACGGCATGTGTTATCTAAAAAACAGACGTAGCGGTTTTAGTTTCATGTCCAGCTCTGAAACCGTAAATCAAGCAACTATAACATCTGACGCTAGATTTGGTATACTATCAAAATCTGGTGCTGATGCAAAGAAGATGTTTACTGATAAGGTTGTACCTATATCCGTAAACTACCCTTTCTTTTTTAAGCCTATACAAGATGGTATGGACAGACCAAAGTCTGAACTTGCGTATAGAGTACCAGCATCGAAACTCACTAGAAAGAACATTAAGAAAAGTGACGAAGAAATACTGGAAGGTCTTGATACTACTATTGACTGGAAAAACACAGGTGATAACTCTTACGATGGTGAAAAGTTAAGACTACTCGTTCACGATGAAAGTGGTAAGTGGGAAAGACCTGACAACATACTTAATAACTGGCGTGTTACAAAGACCTGTCTTAGACTTGGATCTAGGATTATAGGTAAGTGTATGATGGGGTCAACATCTAACTCGCTAGATAAAGGAGGTGATAACTTCAAGAAGTTGTACAACGACTCTGACGTCACCGAACGAAATAAAAATGGACAAACAAGATCTGGCTTGTACAGCTTGTTTATACCGATGGAATGGAACTACGAGGGCTTTATTGATAAGTATGGTAATCCCGTATTTGACACCCCTGAAGAATCGGTTGAAGGACCGTTCGGAGAATACATTGACATCGGTGTTATTGAAAACTGGGAAAACGAAGCAGAAGGTTTAAAAAAAGACCAAGATGCTTTAAATGAATTCTATAGACAGTTTCCTCGTACAGAAGAACATGCGTTTAGGGATGAAACCAAAAACAGTATATTTAATCTAGCTAAGATATATGAGCAAATAGATTTCAACGAGGGCTCTGTAAGAGACGGTTTGATAACTAGAGGTTCTTTTCATTGGGAGAACGGTGTTAAAGATACTAAGGTGTTTTTTAGCCCAGATCCTAAAGGTAGGTTTATAATTTCTTGGGTTCCAGATAAACAACTGCAAAATCGAGTGATTATAAAAAATGGGGTAAAATATCCTGGAAACGAACACCTTGGCGCTTTCGGATGTGACTCTTACGATATCAGTGGAACAGTTGATGGTAAGGGTTCAAATGGTGCGCTACACGGTTTAACTAAGTTTTCCATGGAAAATGCACCGCCGAACCACTTTTTTCTTGAATACGTTGCTAGGCCGAAAACAGCTGAGATCTTCTTTGAAGATATATTAAAAGCACTAGTGTTTTACGGTATGCCTGTTTTAGCAGAGAATAACAAACCTAGGTTTCTATACTTTTTAAAACAAAGAGGTTACAGAGGTTTCTCAATGAACAGGCCAGATAAAGTTTGGAACAAACTATCAGTTACTGAAAAAGAGATTGGTGGTATTCCTAACACTAGCGAAGATATAAAGCAAGCACACGCTGCTGCTATCGAGACGTATATAGAGAAACATGTTGGTTATTTAGAAGATGGTACCTATGGTACTATGTATCTAAATAGGACGCTTAACGATTGGAGTAGATTCGATATAAGTAAGCGTACAAAATACGATGCTTCTATTAGCTCAGGTTTAGCAATTATGGCTTGCAACAGACATTTGTACAAACCAATAGCTGACAGAGGCACAAGGACGATAAATTTAGGTATTGCACGATATAAAAATAGCGGTTCAAGATCGCAGATAATAGAAGATTATGGCTGAGTCAGTTGTAAAGAGTTATTTTCCTAGCCAAGTTGCTAGTGATTTAGAAAAAGTAAGTTCAGAATATGGGCTTAAGGTTGCTAAGGCAATCGAAGATGAATGGTTTAAAAGAGATGGTGGTGTATACCGTTTTCATAGCAACCAGGAAACATTTCACAACAGAAGGCAATATGCTCGTGGAGAGCAGTCTATTCAAAAATACAAAGACGAGCTATCTATCAACGGTGACCTATCATACTTAAACCTTGATTGGAAACCAGTACCTATCATACCTAAATTTGTTGATATCGTTGTAAACGGTATTTCAGAGAGAACGTATGACGTAAAAGCATTCGCACAGGATCCATACGGTGTGTCAAAACGCACGCAGTACATGGAGTCTATTTTAAAAGACATGCAAACTAGAGAGCTATCAGATTTTGCTGAGCAGGCTTTTGGTGTTAGCTTATACGAAAATCCAAAGCAGACTTTACCTGATAGCACAGAAGAGCTTGAGCTGCACATGCAGTTAAGCTACAAGCAAGGTATTGAGATCGCTGAAGAGCAAGCTATTAGAACTATACTTGAAGACAACAAGTATGAAAACACAAGAAAAAGACTTAACTATGATCTCACTGTTCTTGGTATGGCTTGTGTCAAAAACACGTTTAACAAGTCAGAAGGTATTAAAGTTGAGTATGTTGATCCATCTGCTATGGTATACTCTTTTTCTGAGTCTCCATACTTTGATGATATATACTACGTAGGTGAAGTTAAAAACGTACCTGTAAACGAGCTTAAAAAGCAGTTTCCAGATCTTACTGATGACCAGTTAGATAACATTCTAAAGAAAAGCATCTACGATAGAGGTCACTACAGTAACTCACCTAGAAACAACCACACTATAGACGCTAACACCGTGCAAATACTTTACTTTAACTACAAAACCTACATGAATGAGGTTTACAAGGTTAAAGAAACAGCTACAGGCGCTAGCAAGGTTATTCTAAAAGACGATCAGTTTGATCCACCAGCTGAATTAGCAGGCCAGTTTAGCAAGGTATCTAGGTCTTTAGAGGTTTTATACGAAGGTGCTTTGATTTTAGGTACTGATATCTTACTTAAGTGGGATATGGCTAAGAACATGATGAGGCCTAAGAGTGATGACACTAAGGTTAAAATGAACTACAGCCTCGTTGCACCGAGAATGTACCAAGGTCGCATTGAATCACTAGTATCAAGAATCACTGGTTTTGCTGATATGATTCAGCTAACACATTTGAAACTACAACAAGTATTGACCCGTATGGTACCGGATGGTATTTACATCGATGCTGATGGCTTGGCTGAAATTGATTTAGGTAACGGTACAAACTACAACCCACAAGAAGCACTTAATATGTTCTTCCAAACGGGTAGTATCATAGGTAGGTCATTCACGTCGGATGGTGATATGAATCCAGGTAAAGTACCTATTCAAGAGATGACATCGGCTGCTGGTGGCCAGAAAATACAAGCACTTATCAATACATACAACTATTACTTGCAGATGATCCGTGATGTTACGGGTCTTAACGAAGCACGTGACGGTTCTATGCCTGATAAACACGCTTTGGTTGGTGTGCAAAAGCTAGCCGCTGCTAACTCTAATACAGCGACAAGACACATCTTACAGTCTAGCTTGTTCTTGACAGCTGAGCTCGCTGAAGGTATTTCATTGATGATATCTGATGTTATTGAGTTCTCACCAATGAAAGATGCTCTTATAAATAAAATAGGTGCACATAAAACAGAAATTCTAGGTGAGTTAAGCGATTTACACCTTCACGATTTCGGTATCTTTATAGAGCTTGCGCCAGATGAAGAAGAAAAGCAAATGCTTGAAAACAACATCCAGCAAGCTTTAGCGCAGCAGTCTATTGACTTAGAAGATGCTATCGATGTTAGGGAAATTAAAAACGTTAAGTTAGCAAACCAATTGCTTAAGCTACGTAGAAAGAAAAAGCAGGAGAGAGATCAACAGATCGCACAGCAAAACATGCAAGCGCAAGCACAAGCAAATGCTCAAACGCAACAAGCTGTGGCTCAAGCAGAAGCACAGAAACAACAAGTTATTTCTCAAGGAAAAGCTCAACTTGCTCAACTACAGTCTCAGCTTGATATACAGAAACTGCAGACAGAGGCTAATATTAAGAAAGAGCTTATGGCTAAGGAGTTCGAGTATAACATACAACTTAGAAACATTGACGTTGGTTCTAAAAAAGAAAACGAAAAGTACAAGGAGGATAGAAAGGATAAAAGAACAAAAATCCAAGCTACCCAACAAAGTGAACTAATTGATCAAAGAAAAAGCAATAAACCACCAAAAGATTTTGAATCCTCTGGTAATGATACGCTTACCGGAAGTATGGGATTAGGTTATTTTGAACCTAGGTAATATAACTAATAGTATCTTTTAATATTTTATTTAGACATGGAAGAAGAAAACATGGTAAGCCAAGAACAAAAAGTTCAGGCTCAAGCCGAAGATGACGGTGTAATCAAAGTTGATTTAAGAAACTTTAAACAAGAAGAAAATGTACAAAGCGAAAATGCCGAGCAAACCGGGGTGCGGGTGTCCGACGATGAACTGCCAGTGTCAGAGCCCAGCGAAGTACGGGAAGAGCCCAGCGAAGATGTACAACAGCCCAGCGAAGAAGGGTTGCAGCCCAGCGAAGATGAGTCCGTACAAAATGACGGAAAGCCCGATGAAGAAGTACGGGTGCTCGAAGAAGTAACAGACGAAGAGGAAGTTACAGAAACAAAAGCTGAAAGTGTTGATGTAGAGCCTGAGCCTGCGGAAACAAAAGAAGAAAAGGTTGACATGAGTCTTCCTGAAAACATCGAGAAGCTAGTTGAGTTTATGAACGAAACTGGTGGAACTCTCGAGGATTACGTTAGATTAAACCAAGATGTTGATTCACTAGATGAGCAACAACTTGTTAGAGAATACTACAAGGTGACTAAACCACACCTTGATGATGATGAGATTAATTTCTTAATTGAAGACAGTTACTCGTACGACGAAGAACTAGACGACGATAGAGATATTAAACGTAAGAAGTTACTCTACAAAGAAGAGGTTCAGCGTGCAAAGTCACACTTGAACGAAATGAAGAGTAAGTATTACGATGAGATTAAAGCTGGTTCTAAGCTTACGCCAGAACAGCATAAAGCGGTTGAGTTTTTTAATCGCTATAATAAGGAAAATGAAGAGTCACTCAAGCTAGCTGAAAAGCAGACATCGGTGTTTAGGAATAAAACCGCTCAAGTTTTCAACCAGAACTTCAAAGGTTTTGAATACGAGGTTGGAGATAAGAAGTACCGATTTAATGTTAAGGATGCTAGTAAGGTTAAGGATCAACAAAGCGACCTAGGTAATTTCACTAAAAAGTTTTTAGGAGAAGACAATACTATAGGAGACGCTAAGGGGTATCACAAAGCCTTGTTTACAGCAATGAACGCAGATGCTGTGGCTAATCACTTTTACCAACAAGGTAAAGCTGATGCGATGAAGGAAAGCGCACAACGTTCTAAGAATGTTGATATGAGTCCAAGAGGTACTCATGAGCAATCCACTCAAGTTGGCGGCTTTAAGGTTAGAGCGATTAGTGGAGATGATTCTGGTAGACTGCGTGTGAAAATTAGAAAATAAACTTAAACACATTTAGAAATGAGTTTTGCATCACAAGGGGCATACCCTGCAGGGTTGACACCGTCACCCACTAAAACATTGTTCGATAAGAACTACTTGTCTATTGGAGACAACGATTTTAACTTCACCAAGCAATTCTTGCCTGAGGTTTACGAAAAAGAAGTAGAGCGCTACGGTAACCGTTCTGTATCATCATTCTTGAGAATGGTTGGTGCTGAAATGCCAATGGCTTCTGACGAAGTTGTATGGACAGAACAAGGCCGTTTGCACGTTGCTTACGACGACGCGGTTATTGCTACTGCCAACGACGCTACTGACAACACTATCAACATCACTGGTCACGCTATCCGCGCTAACCAAACTGTTATCGTTGCTGTAGGTGTTACTACCGTTCGTGCTTTCGTTAAGTCTGTTACAACTAACAGCATCGAGGCTTACCCATACGATAGCGACACTTGGCCAGCTGCTTTCGTTGCTTCAGGTACTAACCCTGACTTGAAAGTATTCGTGTTTGGTTCTGAGTTTGGTAAAGGTGCTGCTGGAATGTCTGGATCTATCGATGCAGGTTTCCAAAAGTTCAGCAACTCTCCAATCATCATGAAAGACAAATACAACATCAACGGTTCTGACACTGCTCAGATCGGTTGGGTTGAGGTTACTTCTGAGTTGGGTACTTCTGGTTACTTATGGTACTTGAAGTCTGAGCACGAAACTCGCCTACGTTTCGAAGACTACTTGGAAATGACTATGGTTGAAGCTGAGAAAGTAACAGCTGCTTCTGGTATCACCGATGCTGCTTCTCAGACTGTACGTGGTACTGAAGGTTTGTTCGCTGCTATCGAAAGCAGAGGTCTTCAGTTTAACGATCACGACTTCAACAACGCTACTGGTTTGACTGGTCTTGCTGAGTTTGATCTAGTTCTTCAAGAGCTTGACAAGCAAGGTGCTATCGAAGAAAACATGCTTTTCTTAGATCGTGGTACTAGCTTGGCTATCGACAACATGCTTGCTCGCGCTAACTCTTACGGTTCTGGCGGTACTTCTTACGGAGTATTTGAAAACAGCGAAGACATGGCGTTGAACTTAGGTTTCTCTGGATTCCGCAGAGGTTCTTACGACTTCTACAAAACTGACTGGAAATACTTGAACGACGCTGCAACTCGCGGTTTAACTGGCGATATCGACGGTGTTCTTGTACCAGCAGGTGTTTCTACTGTTTACGACCAAACACTAGGTAAAAACATCCAACGTCCATTCCTACACGTTCGTTACAGAGCTTCTGAAGCTGACGATCGTCGTATGAAGTCTTGGATCACTGGTTCTGTTGGTGGTAACTACACTAGCGACATTGATGAAATGAACGTACACATGCTATCTGAAAGATGTTTGTGTGTTCAAGGAGCTAACAACTTCTTATTGTTCAAAGACACTACTGTCTAAGAGTAATTTTTGTAAGATTTTACCCTCGTCTTCCGGACGGGGGTAATTCTTACTCTTTTTTTATACAATTATATTATGGCAACAAAAGCTAAAGAGAAACCAGCTGTAGGCTGGGAAATGAAAGATAGAGTATACTATCTAATTGGTAACAAGAGACCAATCGTGATGACAATTCCATCACGTCACACAGAAAAAAGACCACTACTCTGGTTTGACGAAGAGTTAGGATACCAGAGAGAACTAAGATACGCAACTAACATGCGTTCTTGTTTCGCAGATGAGCAAGAAGGTCCAGTGACCTTGGCTCATATTATTTTTAGAGACGGTACATTGTTTGTACCAAAGCAGCAACAAGCTTTACAAAAACTACTTTCACTATATCACCCATTGAAAGATGTTTTGTTTTCAGAGTTTGACGCTGTTAAAGAAGCTGTAGATGAATTAGGTAGCATCGAAGCAGAATTAGAAGCATTAAACCTAGCCGCGGCGATGGATGTTGACAACGCTGAAGCTATCCTAAGGGTAGAATACGGTTCTAGAGTTACAGAGATGACTTCTAAGGAGATCAGAAGAGACCTTATGGTGTTTGCTAAGAGAAACCCAGGTTTGTTTATTGAGCTAGCTAACGATGAGAACGTTCACATCAGAAACTTTGGTATCAAAGCTGTCGAAGCTGGTATCATTAAACTTGCTGATGATCAAAGAACATTCAATTGGGCAAGCAACGGTAGAAAAGTAATGACTGTGCCGTTTGACGAAAACCCATATTCAGCACTTGCAGCCTTCTTTAAAACCGATGATGGTATTGAAATTTACCAAAACATCGAAAAAAGGTTGAAATAAATAGTTGAGGGGTGATTTATAATATAGGTCACCCCTTCAACAAAACAATAAGAAATGGCAATAAGTGTAGATACTGTATATC